TATTAAAAATGAGTTGAATACTCAGGTTCAAAGTGTTGTAACTGAATCTATCAAAGAGATTGACAAATCTCCAGCATCAGGTTCAGCACAAAACTTAATTGAATCTAAAACGTATGAAAATCCACAGTTCTTAAGAATGAAGGATATCATGTCAAAAATTAACAGATAAAAATAAATAAATTAAAAAAACCAATATTAAAATGGGTGCATTATTAGAAAGTGGTCTAGTTGGTAACATCGGTCTTAAGCACTTGAAAGTTATCAAAGAAGACACAGTAAATAAGTGGGACAAATTAGGATTCCTTGAGGGTCTAGGTGGTCACTTGAAAGAGAACGTAGCTCAGTTGTACGAAAACCAAGCTTCATATTTGATTAACGAAGCTTCTTCAACTTCTGACTCAGGTTCTTTCGAGACCGTAGTTTTCCCAATCGTAAGAAGAGTATTCTCTAAACTTCTTGCAAACGATATCGTATCTGTACAAGCAATGAACTTACCAATCGGTAAATTGTTCTACTTCGTACCTAAAATCCAAGGTTACTCTGGTGGTACTACTCCTAACGACCTAGGTTACTTCGGTCAATCTGGTGACCACTACGCTCCTGTAGGTTCTCCAGGTAACTACCCAGGTAATCCTGACGCTGGTTACACTAACGGTACAGGTTCTTACAATCCTACATACACAAAGGATTTGTATGACTTGTTCTACGAAGGTAACGAAGCTGGTTTGAATCCTCCAGGTTTGTTCGACTACTCTAAAGGTAAGTGGTCAGCTACTACAGCTACTACTACAACTGTAGCTTGGAATAACAATGGTCTTATGGTTCCTTCAGCATACACTACAAACGATTACAGAAAGGTTATTATCGTATTGAGTGGTTTCTCTAACGCAGGTGCTGGTCAACTTATCGGACCTAATGGTAACACTATGGATACAGAAGAATTCCTTTCAGGATTGAACATCTTCGGTGTTCCTGGTAACCCAACTACAGTTGCTAACTTCAACAATCCTTACTTATTCAGAGTAGTAACTCAAAGATACGGTAAGGGTATCGTAGAATACGGTAACCAAGCTTCAACTACTTGGCCAACAACTGGTTCAGGTGGTCAGTACTACAACGTATGTGACGCTAACGGTAGAATCTACTTGGAGGTTGACCTTCAGGTTCCTGTTTGTGTTGAGTGTGGTCAAACATCTCCTGATGGTTACACAGGTTCTACATTCTCGTCTACAACAGCATTGAACCAAGCGTTCGTTGGTGTTTACAGAATCTACAAAGAACTTGAATTCGAAGACCAAATCGGTGAAGTTTCTTTCGACCTTGAGTCAGTAACTGTTTCTGTTACAGAAAGAAAACTTAGAGCACAATGGTCTCCTGAATTGGCACAAGACGTTGCGGCATTCCACAACATCGACGCTGAAGCTGAATTGACAGCTTTATTGTCTGAGCAAGTGGCTGCTGAAATCGATAGAGAAATCTTGAGAGACTTGAGAAAAGGTGCGGCTTGGAACCTAAGATGGGATTACAACGGATGGAAGAGACTTGCTTCTAGCGGTACAACTCCATACACTCAGAAAGACTGGAACCAAACTTTGATTACTGCAATCAACCAATTGTCAGCTCAAATCCACAAATCAACTTTGAGAGGTGGTGCTAACTGGATTGTTGTTTCTTCTGAAGTTTCAGCTATCTTTGACGACTTGGAGTACTTCCACGTTTCAAACGCGGCTCCTGAGCAGGACCAATACAACATGGGTATCGAAAGAATCGGTACTTTGTCAGGTAGATACCAAGTGTATCGTGACCCTTACTTCCCAGCTAACCAAGTGTTGATTGGACACAAAGGAACTAGCTTGTTGGATACAGGTTACATTTACGCTCCATACGTACCTCTACAATTGACTCCAACAATGTATAACCCATTCAACTTCACTCCTATCAAGGGTATCATGACTAGATACGCTAAGAAGATGGTTAACAACCGTTTCTATGGTAGAGTAACAGTTGACGGTGTTAGAACATTCGACTTGAGAGAATTGAGATAATATTTATCTTAATTAACAACAGAAGGGAGACGAAAGTCTCCCTTTTTTTATTTTACGGGTATTTATAAGATATAATTTTCAAAAGGTGAGTCTTTGTAAAAAACTTGTAATCAAAAACATATCTACTGTTGTTAGGGTTATCTCATACACTCGATGTTCGGATGGTTTGGTAATTGACAATTATCAAATTCCTGCAGGTGCTACAAGGACAATTTATTATAGAATATTTTCTTATAGTACTGCATCTCCTCAAAGTTTTCAAATTTTATCGTTAGAAGATTGGCCGCCAGCTTCAACACCAACACCAACACCCACGATAACTCCTACGGTGACTCCTACGGTGAGTATTACTCCTACTAATACTGCTTCACCAAGTCCAACGAGAACGAGTACTCAAACACCTACACAGACCTCCAGTGGGACTGCAACGCCAACACCTACACCAACCGTAAGTCCAACTCAAACTCCAACTAACACACCTACTCCTTCAATTACTCTGTCGGCAACAAATTCACCAACACCGACAAATACAAATACTCCAACTCAAACGTCAACTCAAACACCTACGAGTAGCGTTACTCCATCAAATACGCCAACGCCAACAATAACTGAATCACCAACATCAACACCAGGTGAAACTCCAACTCAAACTCCCACAAATACCGCATCTAATTCTCCTACACCAACAAATACGGATACTCCGACCCAAACTCCATCCCAAACACCAACATCGACGGTCACTAGTACTCCTACGGTAAGTATTACAGCATCTCCAACAGCAAGTAATACCCCAACTAATACTCCTACAAATACTGTTACCGCAAGTAATACTGTTACACCAACACAAACAGAAACTCCAAGTCCAACACCCGGAGAATCTCAGACTCCGACACCATCGGTAACCCCAACAATTACTTTGTCTCCAACAAATAGTGGTACACCGACTACAACACCAACCAACACATTCACACCAACTCCTTCGATAACATCATCACCTACGGAAACTCCAAGTCCAACACCTGGAGAAACACCATCTCCGACCGCTTCGATTACACCTACAAATACGCCGACACAGACCTCAACAACAACACCAACTAATACTCCATCAAACACTGAAACTCCGACTAACACGCCGAGTCCTACTGTGACTGATACCCCAACCCCAACTCCTGGAGAATCTGCGACTCCAACTCCGACTCAAACAGGAACACCAACAAATACTCCAAGTAACACGGCATCTCAAACTCCAACACAGACTGAAACACCAACAAATACTCCAAGCAACACATCTTCTCAAACACCAACTCAAACTGGTACTCCAACAAATACGCCAAGTAACACGGCTTCTCAGACTGCAACACAAACACCAACTCCAACTGAAACACCAACAAATACTCCAAGTAATACAGCGTCTCAGACTGCAACACAAACACCAACTCCAACTGAAACACCAACAAATACTCCAAGTAATACAGCGTCTCAGACTGCAACACAAACACCAACGCAAACTGAAACGCCAACCAATACTCCAAGTAATACAGCGTCTCAGACTCCATCTCAAACACCTACTCAGACCGGTACACCAACAAACACGCCAAGTAACACAGCTTCTCAGACTGCAACACAAACACCAACTCCAACTGAAACACCAACAAATACTCCAAGTAATACAGCTTCCCAAACTCCGACTCAGACTGGTACACCAACAAATACTCCAAGTAATACAGCATCTCAGACTCCATCTCAAACGCCAACTCAGACTGGCACACCAACAAATACTCCAAGTAACACGGCTACTGAGACCCCAACTCCGACACCGACACAGACTCCAACTCCGACACAAACATACACTCCTACCCCAAGTTTAACAGCATCAGTTACTCCAACAGAAACTCCGACTCAAACACCCGAACCAACTTATTGGTCAATTAATGAATTGACAAATTGTTGTACTGGAGAACGATATAATCCTGGGGTTCTTGTTAGTTTATCTTCGACAGCACCTCAAAATGGTGACACAATTTCTGTGAATGCCGATGGTACAGGAATCAAGTGTTGGACAATCACGAGTGAGGTCACACCAATATCACCAGAATCTGGAGAATATATCATAACTAATTATGGTCCTGAAAACTGTGAGATTTGTTTGACATCGTACCCATGTCCTTCACCAACTCCTACTCCAACTCAGACACAGACTCCAACACAAACTCAAGCGGAATTGGTTTATATCTTGGAAGAATGTCCAGGTGGTGGTGATGTAATATATGCTAACTTTATAAATGCCGGAGCACCTAATAACGACGTAGTTTATATTAATTTCGATGGAGGAAGTGGTTGTTATATAGTCGTAGAAGGACCAATTTTAGCACCAGCTGATGTATATGTACTTAGTAAAACTGACCAAACTGCTTGTAATACATGTAACGTGTCTCCAACTCCAACACCTACTCAAACTAGAACCCCAGCGGCAACCCCAACGGTGACCCCGACTAAAACTCCAACTTCAACCCCAACAAGGACTCCAACCGGAACACCTGTAGCAACACCTACACCAACAAAGACTAAGACACCAACACCAACACAATCGAATTGTTCGACCCAAATCCAAATCAACTGGGCAATTCAAACATGTGCTAGAGGTACGTTTGAAATCTTGGTTAATGGTGGTAATGTTTATACTAAAAATGCATTGGGAATTGCGGGAAGTGGTACTGACACAATCAGTGTACCATACAACTCAACAATTACATTAAATGGTAGTGCAATAAACGTTGCAGGTGGTTCATGTGTTGGTATTTATGATACTTCAGCAATCAATATGACGCCGACAAGCGGAGGTGCGAACGGTGTTACGATTGTTAGAGTTAGTGATGGAACACCAAACAACTTCTCATATAGTTACACTAAAACGTGTCCGAACACTGTAATTACTTTAGACTATGTACCGAACCCTATTTAATAGGAGTTCGATTCTTGTCAAATATATCTAAGGGATTTTGATACAATTTCACTTTCTTGTAAAGTGAAAACACCACGACGGTAAGCACACTCTAAAGATTTTTTAATAAAAATTGAAGCTTGTTCTTGTGACATTCCGTCTATTAACAAATTAAGGTCTGTCTGAGATGTAAAATGAACATCATCAAAGATAGTTCCTAAAATATCTTCGTTTTTTTCTGTATTTTCCATAACAATTCAAATGGTGTTAGTATTTATTGCAAGTATCGTAAAAATCACGAAAAAAACAACATGCAAAACAATTTGAAAGAAGATTTGGCGGTTTGGTTTGGAACTAAAAAGAAACCAAAAGGTAGTTCACAACCCAAGGGTCCATGGGTAAATATATGTTCCAAAGACAAAGATGGAAAACACCCACCGTGTGGACGGAAAGAAGCCGATTCTAAATCTTATCCAAAATGTAGAGCGGCAGGTGTTGCAGGAAAAATGAGTGATTCTGAAAAAAAAGCGGCTTGTAGACAAAAAAGAGCTGCTGAAAAGAAAGATACTCAAACAGGTAAAGGACAAAAACCTGTAATGACATCATATAAACCAAAAAAGAAAACTAATGAAGGAATGCGACAAATTATTAAGTCCATCCTCCGCGAAAGAATTGAAAGAAATGACATGTTAGAACTTGGTAAATTAGTTGAGATGGAGCACTCATCGGACCCAAAAGTGGCAATCGAAATTGCTACCGACCATCTACAACAAAATCCAAGGTATTACTGTGTTTTATACCGTATCGGTTTAATTGACGAAGAGGATGCAGTAAAATTAGCCGAAAGTATTTGCCCCTCAATCTAAACTATGGGCAATAGTCTTCAAGGAATGTTTAATATTCTTTGTAATCTCATCCTCCATCTTTTTTCGTTGTAATTCAATTTTATCGTTGAATAAGTTTTGAATGGTTTGACGAGTTTTTTCTGAAATTTGTACGGTATATGAGTATTTGTGATTAATCACATTTACCAAACTACCATCGATGACGATGAAAATTCCAAGAATATCGTTTTTAATATAACGTTTATTGGAGATTGGTGTCATGAGAAGATTACTATCTTCTCGCAAAATCATTTTATTACAAATCAGTAGACAATCTTTTTCATAGACTGAACGATATTGTCTATCGTAGTCCAAATATTTTATAACTTGGATAACGGTTTTTTGTAGGAACCTACGAAAAAGGTGTCGAATTGATTTCATGGTACAAATATATGAAAAAAAATTATTGTACCAAAAAAAAATTAACAGTAAGCCCCTGAACAATGTTTCTTTCCGTCGAGTCCTGGCATCTTACCTTTACAGACTTGAACTGCGTAACCGTTGGCATATGCACTTGGATAAACATCAAATTTAGCTTTAGCTGCAGACTTACCTCTTGCGCATAATTTAGTACCTGTTTTCTTTCTATTCTTTTTCTTAGATTCTTCTAAGGTAGATATTTCAGGATTGTTTTGATATTCGTTATCATCAGAGTGTACCTCATTCATCATAAATTCAAAGACATGGTCTAAATTTTCTTTAGACTTAGAAACATGGTCATCAGCCCAATCATGACCGTTTTGTAAAAAACCTTCGACAACTTCTTTTGGCAAATCCAATAAAAGGTCTGCTTGTCTTTTTATTTGTTCCAAATTAGCAAAGAACATATAGTTTTCTGTTCTTTCTTCTTGTAGTGATTTTCTGATTACCTCATAAAGTTGAGATTCTGATAGTTTGATTACCTTTTTCATTTTTTGTTAACTATTTCAAAAGTTAGTTGTCTTTGATAAGTATCTTTCTCACCACTAGTGTTCACCTGTATATCAACATAATATTGATTTGGGATTTTGTCTCTTGTATCAAAGATAAAATAATACTCATTCGGAGTTCTGTTAATTTGAGTCCAATCTTGAACTTGGACTTCTGTGGTCCCCTCCTTTACATACACTCTGTAGTAAGCATCTATATTTTGTAGAACGAATTGAGATGTGTAAGCTTGTTTGATGGTTACCATAACTTTTCTTACATCCGTATTGAGAATTTTTTCGTTTTGTTTGATACCACTGAAATCAAAACCATACAACACTGGGTCTTTCGAAACTGAACCAATTTGATACAGGGCTGATGTTGATTGAAGTATGAAAGAATTTTCAACATCAGTTAAGCTTACACCGTCTATTACTAAATCAGTCCAAACATCATTGAATTGACATGGAGATGTATATCCTGTTATTGGTGGTATTGTGACTTCATAAACTCCTCTTGTTTTCAAACAAGTTGTAAGTCCTGTGTAACTATAGCTGGCATTATCGGGAATTGGGTCCCCGTTGGGGTCTAATATATCAACAGTAGGTAGTGAGTCCAAATTCTTATAATCACCATTACTGAATATATACAGATATAATTTATTAAATTTGTTGGAAACAAAAGTGTTTCTATCGTCCAAAATTAAATCATCATAGGTGGTTTGTAAAAATGGTTGATAAAAAGTTTGGGTGTGTCTTGTAAAAAATCCAACTGAATAATCCTCCGTCAAACCAGTTATATTTTCAATTTCTGGAACATAGGCAACACCCCAACCCGTGACACCTGTTGTTGCTCCACTCAAAAGATTATTGATTTCAT